CTGCATACATTGCCAGCCCATCCATTTACGTCCTTCGGCAATAGCGATCACTAATTCGATTAAGGCCAACGACTTACCCGCCTTGGACGGTCCGGCCAGCATCATTTTATGGCCGCACCGGAGTACGCCTGCAATCAGCGGTGAAGATAACGGCGGTAAATGGTTCCATATTTCGCGCGGTGTTTCGATATCCGGCAGCTCGTCTACTTGTTCGTCGTACCAGTTCTGCCATTCCACATAATTGTGCTGCCCGATATTCGTATCGACGATAAACTGTTTTTTATCTCCACGCATAACGCCCGGAAGACGTGACAATCGTGACGGGTTCCGGTCCTGTACATCAACTTCCAGTCCGTTTTTGCGGCAGATCGTATATAAGAAATCCACACGTTTGCAGTATTCCTCATAGCAACTGGCATCAATATGTACGATCGCATGCAAGCTTTTACTGCCGCTATGGACCAGCACGGCTACCGGCAGTTCCAGTTTACGGATAATTTCGTTCTGTTTTTCGATGGGTATCGTATCGGATTCTACCAAGGCATAGCGGAATTCTGTCACGTTCTCGTTCCGGACGCCTCGTTTATCCAACGGATTGATCCGGATCCACATACCACCCTGTTGGTTATAATCGCCTATTACATTTCCGGTATTACCATTACAAGTACGCAATCTATCAATCAATTCTCCAGCGGTTTTGGTATATACGCCCTTATTGCGGGGAATGAACCGGCCATCCTTTTCAAAACTTTCATTGACGAAGCCAACATAATCCTCACTGTTAAACAACGTCGATAGATACGTAATCATTTCCTGGACAGGATTCCATTTGGATTTCGGTTCCTTAATTTCAATACCTTCTACCCAATTGCTGTCTACCAGCTTGATTCCGTCACCGGCAAGGTAATCGTCCCAGTTATAGGCATGATTTTCTTTCGGTGTCCATCCGCCCTGCTTAGCAAGATCTGTGATTGTTGCGCCGGTAACCGGCCGGGATGTCCCCCGGAACGACTGCCATTTCTTTTGGCATTCGCCCGCATGATACCGAGCGGTATCGGTCCGGCTCCATTCGTCCCACACATCGACATCATAGCCTTCGTGTTTTAATGAAAAGCCGATATTCACCCATTCCTGGTACGTTAAGGACGTGGGATTGATATAGTGCAGCAGTGGACGCAGATCCATTTTGCTTTCCATGTATTATCACGCCCCCGGTTTATAATCTTGCGGATGTATGCTGCGTGGCACGCGCCAACTATTAGCGGCAATCTGGCCGATCAATTTTGATGCGTCGGTAAACATCCATGTACCCACATTGGTAAATCCTCGTTGCTCCAGCAGCCGTATTTGTTTCGGTGTTGCCAATCCTGCTTCTTTGCGTTGAATCAACTTATCAAGTAAGATGCTTGCTTTGCCCGCACTGTCAATATTTTCAGCAAATATCCCAAATTTTTCGAGCATACTGATTTGTTGCGGTGTCGCAGGTCCTATTTCGAACCCAAAGGAAGGGACATAGCTTGCTAAATCTTCGTCACGTATAGAAACCGCATATTGTAACGGATCCACCAACTGGCGTTTGCGTTTCCTCATGGCGTTTAATTGTTCGGCAAGTTTTTCTTCCCGGTCTGCGATCACATCGTCGGCGGCTTGTTGTTCAGCTTCTTCGATATCCATCGGTTCTGCGGCTTCTTCGATGCGTTTCGTCATGGCATCGGCCATTTCTCCGCTTTTGGCAAGAAGGCACGCCGGGCGGCATAGATCGTGTTTCTCTGTCAGCCATAAAAAGTCAAGCAATAACAAGTTCTCTTTCCCAGGAGACAAACGAGTCCCACGTCCAATCATTTGGGAATAGAGCCCTCTGCTTTTGGTGGCCCGTAATACGATAATGCAGTCTACGCTTGGACAATCCCATCCTTCGGTAAGCAGCATGGAGTTACATAGGATATTGTATTTTCCGCTATCAAAATCCGCTAAAATCTGTTTTCTTGCATCACTTTCGCCGTTGACTTCGGCAGCCCGGAATCCCTTTTCTTGCAATAATCGGCAAAACTTTTGAGACGTCTTCACCAGCGGCAGAAAGACAACGGTTTTTCGATCGGCACAATACTGTACCATTTCTTCGGCAATTTGCGCTAAATATGGGTCTAAGGCAGTCCCTAATTCGCCTGCCTTAAAATCCCCCGCCGACATACCGACGGCGGTAATATCTAATTGTAACGGGATTGTCTGTGCCACAATTTTGCACAGATACCCGTCCTTGATGGCGTTCGGTAAATTATATTCAAATGCCAGGCTGTCAAAATACGTTCCCAGATTTCGTTTGTCGCTGCGGTCCGCTGTTGCGGTCACACCTAATACATTTGCATCCGGAAAATGCTGCAGCACATGCTGATAACTATCACTCATGCAGTGATGGGCTTCATCAATAATAATCGTTCCGAAATAATCCGCCGGGAATTGCTGCAATCGTTTATCCCGCATAAGTGTCTGGACACTGCCAACAACGATGCGATACCAGGAACCCCGGCAGGATTGTTCAGCCTTTTCTACGGCGCATTTCAATCCGGTAGCCTTATATATTTTATCGGCTGCCTGGTCTAACAGTTCCCCGCGATGTGCCAGGACAAGGACACGATCACCGACGCGGACACGCGCCTCGGTGATCTTAGCGAACACAATGGTTTTTCCAGTACCTGTTGCCTGCACTACCAATGTCTTTTTATGTCCGTTATCCCATTCCGTTAACACAGCCTGGACGGATTGTTGTTGGTACGGTCGTAATTCCATTTAAAAGGCCCCTTTGGTATATCCTTTTTGTCCGGGTTGTTTATCGATATATTTATCTACATTGTTATATTCTTTTTCGTTATAGGTCCTCGGCTTGATATGACATCGGCCTTCCAGATTGATAGCGGCCGTTAACGCATCGCCGATACTCATGGCCATGGGCTTATCTTTTTCTTTCAGTCCAATCGCCCGAAAAAATGCGGAAATCTTGAAATCGAATTTACTGCAGAACAACAAATTATCTTTCACTAATACCCCGTTTCCGTCTGCATCGGTCACCGATAAAGAAATCTTTGCTTCCGGGCATTCCGGCACTTTATCTGATGCATTGTGATACGTTCGTTCTACACCGGAAACGGTGAAATCATAATCCCCTGCCGGCAGCAGTGTAAATTCAGAACCATCTTGTTCTAGTTTATCGTCAAAACTATATACAGTATCGTTATTTGCCATGTTCGCTATCTCCTTTGATATGAAAAATTAAAATGGTACGTTCTCTTTACGTTGTTTAATAAAATCCAGCATTTGATTCCACGCCTGTACCAAACATCCGTCAACGAAATCTGGTGGATATTGTGCAATAGGACAATCTAACGGGAAATATCCTTTGGCTGCTACCGCACTCCGGATATCCAATTCCGACACATCGGCAGCTTTCATCAAATCCCGTAAAGCTTTGGGTATATTCGGATTCAAGGTTACTGTTTCTTGCTTAGTTTCTTGCTTCGGCGGATTTTGAGGTTCTGGTTCCAGCTTCGGCGGTGCTGCTGGTGTTTCCGGCTGTACTGGCGTTGTCGGTTCTTGCACCGCTGTTCCCTGATAGGTAGGATCCCCGGGAATGCAGTGCGCGATCTGTTGGTAATCAAACGACATTTTATCCGGCAGTCCATGCCGGTTCTTCGCGTCCCAGTCGGGATGATGGGTGGCAAACATGACGCGTTTACCGCCACTTGCCTTTTTCCGACCGTTCTTTTCAGCTTCGTAGATGTTATATTCATAGTTAGCGAATAACAGCATATCGGACCATTCTTTTACCATGGCACCGACACTGGATCCAGCTTTATTACTGAGTTTTAATTCGTATCGATCGAACGGCGGCTCCGCCGGCCGTTCAAACTTGCGGATCAGGCAATGTGCCGTAAGAACTACATTCATACCGGACTCCGTGAGATCTTCCAAGGCGTTCAGCAATCTGCCGAATTCTTCTTTGACGTATACATAGCCCTTGCCGTACCCGAAACTTTCAATGCTTTGCATACCGTTCTTCTTGCAGATCGAATCGATACAAACGAGTTCCGCCCAGTCAACGGTATCAATTACCAGTGTTTCATAGCCCATGTGATCCTTCTTGAGTTCGAAGATATCTGCCAGCAGTAACGGCCAGGAGGACGGCCGCGGAATGCGGTCGACTTCCAAATGGCTGGTACTACCCTCGGTATCAATAAATATTGGACTGGGGAACTGACTGGCGAATGTACTTTTCCCAATACCTTCCGGTCCGTAAATCACGACTTTCTGCGGTTTCTGTATTTTACCTTTGATAATATCCATTACGATTCACCTTCTTTTGTAAACAATCCCATCTGTGCCCGATGACCTTTAATATACTGATTCGCTTCTTCATTTAATCGGATCAACAAGGTATTAATCGTTTCATTGTCACACGGGTATAAAATATTGGAGATAATCATATCGGCTGCCATCTTCTGCGGTGCGGATATCAGTAAATCGAATTTAAAACTTTCCATGGCATCTGCCTTGTATTTATATTCCACGGACTGCAACGTCATGGAAAGCTTTGCATCGGAGACTGGATTCCGAGTCCATGTTTTAATAGCATTCGCAATTGATTTCAACGTGTTAGGAAGTTCCGGCCTCGGCAGTTCTTTGCATTTTAGTGAGTAAATAGCATCATGTGTGTCCTTGAATTTGATAAATGTTGTTTCTCCGTCATACTGAACTTTCATAATATCCATTAGTATTGACCCCTTCCTTAAAATTTACCTGGCTTCCAGGTAGGCTTCTTTTCTGCCGGTGCTGAAATTACCGGAGATGCACCTTCGACATATCCATCGGTAATCACAATCGAACATTCCTCTCCGGTGGAAACTCGTGTCGCAATGACCTGCAACTCTTCCTGTTCCAGCCATGCGCCAAAGTCGGATAATGTATCCGTATCCATCTGTTCCAACTTATCCATTAACACAAATCCGCAATTCGGATTCAACCGCCGGACAATGGCGGTTGCTACTTTTAACTGTTCGGAAGAACTCATGCAGTCCCACTGCTGCCCGTTATAGGTAAGCGCCCCATCTTCTACAGATAGCCCCGGTAACGGTAAATTCGCATCCGTCAGTAGTGTGGTCTTATTCTTTCGCACGGCATCCAGTTGTCCGGATAATTCTTTGTATTGAGAACTTAGATCTTCAGATTCCTGCTGCGCCCGGATTTTTTCAGCGTTGGCGCGGACCTTGACATTCGTCGCATCAATATTGGCAATATTGGTTTCCAGTTCGTCCGTGCTTTCATCAACTAAATCGGCAGCCGAGGTTTTCGCAGTTGCAAGGTCAATATCCATTTGATCCAACAATTCTTCTTTTTCAGCTAATTGCTTGCGAAGTTCGGAAACTTGATCAGAAAGCCTTTGATATGATTCAGATATTTTTTGAACATTATCTCGCTTACGCTGATTTTCGCCATTCTTGGAAAGAATAGCCTGCTGCTGTTGGATTAACTGCGAAGCGCTTACCGGTTCTGTTGGCATATCCGGATAATATTCCAGTTCGTCGGCATGTGCCTTTTTCCGTTCTGCCATTCGGCCAATTTCCGTGCGTTGATTATAATAGGCTTGTTCCTGTTGCTCCAGTTTCGCCAACTGCGGTCCAACTCCGATAATCTGCAGTAAGATT